TCCATCTACTGCAGCACCTCCACCTGAAACTACTCCAAATTCTAAAATCTTCTCTGTTATAAATCTTGCTAATTTTCTATGCCCCGCTTTATTCGGATGCAGACCATCTGAATAGTATAATTGGTGGTTGAAGTTTGTAAATCCTACCTCTCTTGTATCGATATATTTAAGACCATAAAGTTTTGCTATTTCAATTACCCTGTCTGCATACTTATCTACTACTGCACTTATATCTGCCTCTGAGTTCTCGCTAAACGCTTTTAATGGAGTAAGAAGAACCACCTCTGCCTTAGCATGTCTCTTAAGCAGCTTCTCTAGGTATAATTGATATGCTCCTGTGAACTCTCTGAAATTAGTGTTGTTGTTATCCCAGGTTCCTAGACTTCCTTTTGGCTTAATAGTCCCTAAGTTATTACTGTGACCTGCAACTCCATCATTCCTTAAGTCATTAGCTCCCATTAAGATGAAGATGTAGTCGCTATCCTCTGCTAATAATTCAGTTCTACCTAAAGTAACATTATAGTAAGACCCATCAGTTAATTTGGTAGCCTGCATTGTTGTACCAGAAATAGCATCTATACTTCCTTTAGTTCCTCCTGTAAGCTGTAATAATTGACCTACCCATGTATCATTGAAAGTATAGCCAGTAGCAGTCTTATATTCCTTAGAAGTGTCTCCAAAGTTAGTTATAGAGTCTCCTACAAATGATAACTTTTTAGCTGCTAATTTGTTTACCGCATTTGGAACTGGAGCTGGGGCAGTCTTTTCACCTACAGCATTCATCGGTACTACATTCACAGACCCATCATGATTCATTACCATTACTTTAGCTCTGGATGTATCTGCAAGGTCTAATGTATATGTTGTATTTAAATTAAGCTTACCGTTGATTGTTAGGAATCTCTCATTGAAATTACCGTAGATCAAACTCTGTGAAAGCTCTGTTCTTGTTGTTTTTGAGTTATGAATTGCTAGTAGTCCATCGTGAGACCCATTAGGTATATTGATATGTTGACCTATAACTACAGAGTTGGCCATATTAGTTACCCCTCTAGCTGTGTAGTTGAAGTTTCCGATTACTAGGTTGTTATAACTTCTATATTGTGTAGTAGCCCCTGAAGCACACCCTATAAATACACTCCCAACTACCCTAGTACCATTTGTTGTTAGTAGAGCTTTGGAACCGATTAAGATTGATGCTGCATTGGCTGATATTGTGTTGTCTTGTTGGTTAAAGTTGAATAAATCTGTAGCTGCCCATTTCTGTCCCCCTGTAAGATAAGATTCAAATATAGGCGAAATGCTAGTTATATCATCTTTTCCTTTTCTAGCATTTGGGTGTAGTCCATTACCTGCTTCTGCTCCAATAATCGTTAAGGATGTACCCTCTGTTAAATTAGTCCCAGAGTTGTAACCTATGATTGTGTTATTATTTCCAGTTACTTGTTTATTTCCTGCAAAAGCTCCTATGTAAGTATTGTTTTTACCTGTTGTTAGTGAAGCCGCAGCCGACATACCTACCCATGTGTTGTAAGATCCTGTTCTAGCTTTTACATTCTCTTCATTATAAGTACCAAATCCAAAGTCGTATGATGGGTAATAAGCTCCAATAGCGGCTGCGTTACTCCCTTTCTTTGGATCAGCTGTACTATAAAAGAATTGAACTGGTCTACCTGCATAGTCTCCTTCAGCTAGTATATCTTTTAATGAACTAACACTTGAACTCCCTCCTCCTAGAGCTATAGCCTTACCTTTTGAGTCAGTGATAAGGGATTTAGCTTCTGTTTCTGAGGTTTGGTGTATGTATATCGTATGTGGGTCATTTCCTGTACTTCCTGGTGTAGGTGATGTCCCCGATTTCTTTATTAATTTATATTTTATTTTATTCTCTGCCATTTCTCTCCAAGTTTATCATTCGAAATCATCTCCCGAAACTGTATCTTCAGAGAGTAACTTTTTCCAAGCGGCAACATCAATATCAGAAGAAGTAGCTTTAAGAACTCCCTCTATACCTACCTGCCCTTTTATTTCAGAAGTAGTGATACCAAGTTTAGTCTTCCAAGCATTTACATCGATCTCACTAGAAGTTGCTTTAAGAATTGGATTAAGATCTACTGTTATATTATTTAATCCTAATCTCTCTTTTAACTTTTCAGCATCAATATCAGTTCCATCTTTCTTAGCTAATTCTTCTAGTCCTAAATTCAATCTCCTCTTAAGTGCTTCAACGTCTATATCTGATGCATCCTTGTTAGCTAATTTATCAATGTCAGAAATACCTAGCTTATCTTTCCAAAGTGTAACTGAGATATTTTCACCATTAACTCCAGCTTTCTGTCTTAAGTCTAATTGAATATCTCCTTTGAGTGTTTCTAGGTCATTTCTATTAGTCAGGTTAGTTGTATCTGGAATATTTAGTTTACTTCTCCAATTATCTACATTTATCCCTTCTCCTGAGTTGTAATTATTCTTTAGTTCTTGGAAGTTTGTTATTAGTAAATTTAGTGAGTCATCTGATATACCCAAGACTGATCTCCAAGTACTCACATCAATATTACTTGCATCAACTTTAGCTAAAACTGTGGTATCTATTCCAAGTCTATTTCTTAAAACTTCTACATCAATATCATAACCACTTTTACTTGCTAGGCTTCTGATTGCATCTAAAAGCTCATCTCTCGTTACTCCTGAAGATGGTTGAGAATTATTTATAACCCCCAGTCTCTCTTTAATTTTTTCAATGTCGATATCTGAACCGTCCTTCTTGGCTAATAGATTTAACTCAAGGATATTTTTAAGGTAAGATAGGTCAACATTTGTAAAGTCTTTGTTAGCTAGGAATGAAGAAAATACAGCATAGTTTAAGTTGGTACCATCTATATTTAATTTCTTAGCTAGCTCTTGCATAACCTGAGAATTGGATCCACCACCAGAGTTACCTTCCCTAGCGGATATAATTAGATCGTCTTTAATCGGGTCATAAACAATCATTACCGACTCATCCAAGTGAAACCTATTGTTGATAAGAGATACTGTGGAATCAAGCTTATCCTCTTCTTCTGTGATTTCTGGTTGAGGGGTCTGACTATTATCGTTATTTTGTTTAGTCTCCTCTATTTCTAGTGAGCTCTGGTAAACACTCGTATCTGGTATATATGAATGTCTGATAATCTTCTTTGCCATTGCTCTTTCTTTTATTATTTATTTTAGTTTTTGTTCTCGTTCAATATTGTCTCATTCAGTTTTCTTAGTACTCCCATAGTTGCCTCATCTTTTCCAGTAAGTCTAAGTTTATCATCACCTCTAGAAATCTCTCCTGACAATCTTTGAAGTTCTACATCTGAATGCTCTATCTTAATTTCTTCGTATACTTGGTTGATCTTAGTCATGTAATCCAGAAGTTTGTCTATCATTACATATCTATCTTGAATCGGAACATCATTACCTAAAGGCTTACTAATCTCATCTACAAGTCCAGCTATAGTAATCATAAGCCTCTGGTAAATTACTAATCTGAATCTGGAATAAGCCTCACTCAAGTAAACCTCAAATACCTGCAACTCTTTTGGATCGATTATACTCTTGAAGTTTGACATTATTGTTTCAACTTCTAGGTTTATATTCAGTCCGTATTTTTGGTTGTAGGATATGTATAGGTCTTTTATTGAGTCTAATGTTTCAGCTGTCACCTTTCCATATTGATACTGTGAAGGTGAGTCTGCTGTAAAAACTATAGGTGTAATTGAGTCCTTCTTTATTGGATCAACTGCATTCATTCTCCCTCTAATTAGATCAACTTCATCAAGGGAGGCAGAACTAAAATCATCAACTTGGATATAATCTGTCCCTTTCTTTTTAGCCATCTCTTTTAGTTTTTAGGTTTTGTTCTCTCATATATAAGGCTTTACTTTCAAACTGGAGGTGTTTTGGGGGTATTTTTGAGTTAAATTTTTGAGGGGTTAATGAGTAAAATCTTCTGTAGCACCTGTATTCATTAGGGTTTCCAGAGATTTACTATTAAACGGCAGAGACTTAAGATTTTAGAATTAATTTGAAGTGTTTTTGGTTGAATTTGAGGGATATAAAAACCTACCCTTGATAGACTTGCTGAACCCGAAATTGGACTGAGTGAAAACCTACCCATGGTGAAACTCTAAACTTAAAATTCAGATGAAAGGAAACCACCCCATGTTGAACCTGCTGAGCTAAAAGTTAATTGAGAGGTTTGGTTTTCTATTCTGACTAAAAGGTTAAAATCGTCGTAGAGCTTCATAAACCTATCAAAAATCGATTATCTATATTTCTCTGGTATACTTATATTATTTTGAAAAGATCTTGACTAATTTGTGGTTTATTTTCGTTAATCAAAACCGCCCCATGTTAAACTTGTTGAACTTAAAGTTAGTTGAGATTTGTTTATCTTTCTATTTCTGACAAAAGAGTAAATCTTCTTCTTGGCTAATTGGGAGGCTCGGTCAGAGCCCTCCCCAAGTTAAACTTTTAATTACAACTTTTCTTGGTTTATTCTGGCGGGGTAATTAGATCCCCGCCAAGTTAAACTTTAAGTTATTATTTTTCTTAGTTAATCGGAGGAGCCTTCAGGGCTCCGACTAGCTTTTTAAAATTAATCAGGAACGAGGCTTTAGCCGAGTGACTATATAATATATTTAATATATCCATATAACATGGGTAGGTTTTACTAAAAGTTTGACTATCAGTTATTTATAAGGCTATATCTCTATAATTAATTGATTTTTAGGGGTTTAACTTTTTAGCTATATTTTTGGTTAATTTTTTAGATTTTTTTTTTTAGTTTCAACTTTTCGATTTCTATTTTTTTTTGTTAATTTTATTTTGACCAGTTTTGAGCGAAACGACAGTGGAGCGAATATAATATAATTTAATATTATCCTTATAACATGGGGCGGTTTTAGTCACCTCTGAAAATCAACTACTTACAGAAATAACCTTCATAAACCTATCAAAAATCAATCCAAATTACTAAACCTATATAATTATACCTGAAAAACAAGAAAGTGTATTAAATCGAAGATATGGTACCTTAAATTGAATTTTAGAGTTTTTAGTTAAGGTTAGGTTTAAGTATAGTTATATAACCAGAAAAATATGTAATGTCAGTTATAAATTTGGTAATAAATAAAAGTTATAAAAATATTTGGTCATTATAAAAATTTGTTTACCTTTGCAAAGTAGAATTTAAAAATAGAACAATTATGATTAATTTTGAGTTACACCCAGTAGAGGTAAAAATCCAAAATAAAGAAAACTTAACTAGCCTAGAAATCACTGAACTAATCAATTATTACGCTAAGTTGGCTAAAGATACTCCTAAGAGAGGTAAAACCCATGACCAAATAACTGACTATATATGGGAGGTATTTAAGAAAGGTACCCCGGAAGAAGAACATGTTGAAGTGGAAATGTATAGGGATTCTAGAAATCGAAAACAGGCTCAGTTTGTACTAAATAGACCTCAATGGATTAGGGTACTATTTAAGATACATAATAAAGGTGTAGGAGAATTATTAAGAGAACGTTTATCGAAATTATTATAACAGCTATTAAAAATACAGAAATTATGAATAACCAGTTAATTACAATGGACTTCGGAAGTGAGGCTACAATATCTAGCTTTGAATTACTTAACCAAATTAATTTATTTAGAAGTTTGGATGCTAAGAAATCAAAATTAGCTCACAGAACTTTACTATCAATTATTAGAGATGAGTTTAGTGGAGATGAGAACGAAGATTTACAAGAGCAGAAAATTTTGCAATCGTTCAGAATCAGAGAGTTACCTAACGGAGGGCATAAAAAGGATCCTTATTTTGAATTGAATATATCTCAAGCAAAGCAGGTATTATTAAGAGAGTCAAAATTAGTTAGGAGAAAAGTAATTGAATACCTAGAGAATTTTGAAAGAACTTTTACTAATTCAATGAAAAGAGCTCTGGAGCCAATTATTGATAGGATAGATAAAATGGAGGTTAGTCTAAATAGTAAACTTGATCAAATCTTGCTTAATCAAAATAACCAATCATTACCAGTTACATTCAAACCGCTAAAATCAATAGCTCCAGTTCAATACTTAAGACCTCAACCTATTAATAATGCGCAATGTAGAGTTGAATTAAACAACTTGATTTTAGATTATAGTAAATTAGCTAAGATTCATATAACAGCTGCTTGGGTAGAAGTATATCAAAGATTGGAGAACAATTATGGATTTAAGGTTAATGAAATAGAGAGCATAACGACCAGAGAATCTAAAATTGATAAAATTTGAAAGGTGTGGATTAATTAGACCTGCATTTGATATTATTAACGCCCTAGTAGCGGAATTAAGATACGTCAGTTAAACTCTGGCGTATTTTTTTTTACAAGAGCAGAGAATTTCCAAAACCCTAACAATCAATTCATTAAACATCAATACAGGCTAGAACTATGGAAAAAACCTAATCTGTGAAATAAAATTAATGTTATGGGCAGTTTTAATAATTTTTATATCGGAAACTATTTCTCACCAAAAATCGATAGATCTTCTTCTAACCGTTTATTTATATCAGATGAAGAGCCTAACTTAGCGGACTACAAGGAAGTTGAACGAAAAGAGTATTTGAGAGATTGTGGAAAGTTTGTCAGAGAAAGAATACTAGAATATCTTAGCATAGTCCCAAATCCACTACACAAATCAACTTGGGAATTATGTTTAGAATTGGATAAAGAAGATGAAGAATATGATAACGAATGATACGATTAATAAGCTGACTTTGAACTTAGAAGATTACGATCAAGTCAGGCACAATAAACATCTGTACAAGCATAGAATTAGGTACCCGATGGATTATGGAAGGTTGAGATACTACATGAAACTCCAAGACTGTAAACTACTAAAACTAAAGAAGAGCTCTGGGATATCCTACTTATACGAACTACCTGAAACTGAAATAGATAAGAGTGATTTAAAGAGGAAGTTTCTCCAGAGTAAAGCCTTTGTTGAAACCTTGAAAGTGCTCTATGAAATAATCCCAAAGTTCTCATCAGTATCAGTTCCAAAAGACTTGTTAAACCCTACCGTAGACAAAGCTGAAAAACTATTTGATCCAAGTATTAAGCTTTCTATTCATTGGTTTAAAAGTGATTTGGAGGGTGAGTCTATGGATCCTTCAGTATTTAACTTAGTGATATTTGATGTTTAACCCTAACGCTAAATCCAAAACATGATACTAAAAGAAATAGAAACCAAATACTTAGACCGACCCCCAGATAGATTTTCAGTTAATGATGAGGGGTTTACCGGAGCTGTACATATTATCAATAACCCGGAATTAGACTCAGAGCAGATTTTAAGGGAACTAATTGAATCTAAACCAAATGCTATACGATTAGTCTCACGATTTAAATTAACTTATCTTCCACCTGAGTTTTACGATTTGGAGCCTTATGATATTTACCAGCCTGTTAACATTGTACCTATGACCCTATTCAAAACAAACTCAGTAGTAGGCTATGGTACGTTAAAAGATATCACCTACATTAAGAAAGGGAAATACCTCCTAGTAAAACCAAATGAAATATATACTCACCTAACACATAACGGATACTTAACTTCACTTGGATACCTCTCACTACTTCTTAATGTCAACTCTATGGAACAACTGCCTTATGAGATTAAAAAGAGAGGAATGAAATTATTTGAAAAGAACCTTAATAAATATTTTAAAGATGAATACAGAAATTAACACTACTAAGAAATTCGACAACTTAATGATTGATATTGAAACCTTTGGGACTGATTTATGCTCCGTTGTGCTTTCAATAGCAGCTACACCTTTTAATGAAACAGAAATTGGAGAGAAGATTTATTTCCATCACTTACCTATAGAATCTCAACTAAAAATGGGAAGAACTATATCTCAGGAAACTTGGAACTGGTGGTCTGAACAAACTCTAAACCCTGTAGCAAAACCAACTAACGGAACAGATTTAGACGCTTATATGATTCTCCTTTCCAACTTTATTTCAGATTTAGAGGATGGGCAAGATGAACTAAGAATATGGTCTAACCCACCTCAGTTTGATATTAAGATTCTAGAGGATATGTATAAGCAAGTTGGTCGTCCTATTCCGTGGAGCCATAGACAAATTTGTGATGTTAGAACTGTGAAGAAATTATTAGGAAAGGATAGATACGCTGAGTTTATGAACAAAGAAGCACATAATCCAGTATCAGATAACGAGTTCCAAATAAAAATAGTTCAAAAGTTTATAGGCATGACCAAATAAAATGATTAACTTTGCGGAGGTTTACTAAATAGGTGAGCCTCTGCAGTTAAACTTAATAATATGTGAAAGTAAAAATATCGAATCATGAGTTATCAGTAGAGTGTATAGATGAAGGTACAGCTCAAATGATAATGGGGATTAAGATTAACAACATACAAAAAGAAATATATCACAAAGGAGAGATGGAGATAAATACAAACCTATCCGTATCAGTATATTCAATAGCAGCAGCGATACGATACAACTGGATAAACGAGAAATTCAATAACGGAGGACTACATACAAAATCAATAAGGTTAAATGTAGGAGGGGATGACAGAGATGAACTAACTGTATTCTTTAAATCTCGTGAAGTTGCTGCTGAAAAATACTTAGAGGATGATGATTCAGGAGTTATAATTTACAAAGACAATAAAGGGATGGCTTCTTATAATATTTACGAGGAGTCTTCAGATGTTATGATTGCAGGTGATGAAGAGTTTGTAAAGAAAGTAGCGGATGAGTTAGAGGAAAACTTTGGGAAATCTAGGGTAAATGCTAAGTGGTACTATAACAAGAACGAGTATGTGACAATTCCCGTAAACACTAACAATATACCTACGACAGATTCTTACCCATTTTTGAGAGGAGAGAAACTTGAGGATTACTTTGATAGATTTATGAGCTCAGATGCAAATGTTCTATTATTATATGGTAAGCCGGGATTAGGGAAGAGTTCGTTTATTAAAGCTTTACTGAATCATACAAAAGGTACACCTGTAGTTTCTTACAATTACGAGCTATTATATGATGATTCTTTATTCGCTCAGTTTATGGAAGATTCTAAATCACGTTTCTTTATTCTAGAGGATGCTGATACATTACTTAAAGATAGAGCCAAGAATGATAACCATGTGATGCAGAAATTCTTAAACCTAGGAGATGGGATACTATCAAATAAGAAAAAGAAAATAATCATCACAACTAACTTAGAAAATCTCAACTCAATAGACCCAGCATTAACTAGACCTGGTAGATGTTTTGATGCTTTAGAATTTACACCACTTACAAAAGAACAAGCACTAAAATTAAACCCATCATTACAGTTAGAGCAAGAAGAATACACATTAGCTGAGATTTATAATGATAGGAAAACTGAGGTTACAGGGGAGTCGAAGAAAGTCGGATTTAAATAAATAAGACTATGACGAAAGATAGAGTTTTGATGTTTTCGGAGTATAGGAGAAGAGTTAAACCTGCACTCCTGAGAACCGTAAATAAAGAAGATATTGATGAGTTTAATGAGTTTGGAGCAATATATACAGATAAAACAAAAGCTTACACAGTATCAATAAGTGATGCGGATTTGGAAAGTGGAAGTCCTAAGATTGGTGATATGATAGCTGTTAGTGAGAATAATACATCAGATCAGTGGCTAGTTAATCAAAAGTATTTCCAGGAGAATTTCCACACTGAACCCAATTTAGTAGAAGGTGGTAAGTGCGTAATTTTGTTTAAGTAGTGAGAAGGAAAATAAAATAGTTAACTTAATAAAAATATAAAATCATGACAGAAAATAAAGTATATAAGTACAACAACAAAGAGGTAACATTTTAATTAACCGGAAAAGATGGTGTAATGATTAATGCAACCCAGATGATTAAAGCTTTTGAAGGCAAGCGTATGAATAATTATTTGAGAAGAGAAGAAACTGAAAAATTAGTAAGAGTATTATATATTCGGAAACACTCATTAATAGGTAGAGAAGCGGAAAATTACCTATCCATGAGTATTAGAGAGTTAGCAAATATCGATAATTCCATCTTAAGAGTAGTTAAAGGAGGTCTTGGAGAACAGGGAACTTGGATGTGTGAAGATTTAATATTAGACTTTGCTCAGTGGTTATCTAAGGACTTCAAACTTTGGTGTAATGATAGAATTAAAGAATTATTAACTGGGCGAAATAATAGTTAGAATGTGTGCGAATATTTTAACCAGTGGAAATTTTCATTCGTTGTATACATCAGCCACTTACAAGATTTAAAATTCGGATGTAGGCGAAACTTACAACCAAAAACGCACAAAACTAAGGCTGAGGATTTATACAATAAAAATGATAAACTTAATAAAAAAAA